CTAGTGTTTATTTGTGTTTGCTCTGCTATTCCTACATGACCTGTTGTGTCATCTGATTCAAGATAAAATAATATTCTATCTATCTTTTTTTCTATACTATCACTCATTATTTCCGCTGTGGGTTTTTGCTAGTTTACTTAATTTTTTAAAGTCATAGTACGAAACTAAAATAACTACTATAACCATTACTAAATCTGCTAATGTATATTCTCTTGTATTTAATATTCTTTTATCTATAAAATTAGATGTTGTAAATCCTATCCCTATATTTATTATCAACTTCTCTATTAATCTTACTCTTACATCTGTCGTTCTCTTCTGTGACGCCAGAATAAATAATAAAGCTATTATTAAAGCATATATATCAACTTTTAAAAGCCACCAATTTCTTACACTTATTGGATCATCTAAAGGGTAGAAGTAATTACAAATTTGATAGTTGCCTAAAAAAAATGCAATTACTAATACAATAGTTAATAATCTCTTATATAAATTAACCTTTTGTTGGAGGTGTTTTAGGATTATCTGGGTCAACGGTATCCACATCTGTTTCTGTTTTTTCTGTTTGTTCTACTGGTAATTCTTCATCAGGCATATATATTTAATTTAATTGGTTACTTTTTAATTGAGTTGTATAAATCTATTGCTCCTTGTGTTCCTATATACATAAGAGATATATAAACCCATTCAGAACCACTTATACTACCTTTTAATATTAGTATTGTTGCTATTAAAAATACCGTAAGCTTTTTACTTATAGTCCAAGCTAAGACTTTATCTACTAATCCTTTCATATTTAATTTTATTTTTCTACAACGTGACCTTCTGCTATTAAAGAAAGAGATTCTAAACCTGTTAAATCATCTTGTATTATAACTTCTAAATTATCGTCTTGACCTATTCTTAACGATACACCTATTTTATTTTGACCAGCAAAAGTTAACCTACTCACAAAACCATCCAATCCTTGAGCTGGGTTAGTAGTGTCATATATATTAAAATCATAAGCTATATTAGATATATCTGCATTTGCTTTAACGTTAAATATATTCGTTCTTGGGTCGCCTGTTTGCCTTAGCACTAAGCCATTTGTTAAAGCAACTCCATCACCAAAACCAGATAAATCAATACCTCCGCTTGTAGTACATGTCAATATAACCCTTGTTATATCTGTAGCTGAAGGTGTCGATGGCACACCTAACCTATGCTTAAATATTACAGGTGTCACAGAGCCATCTACAGCCATATTAATAGTCGCATCTACAATTTGAGAGCCAACTACGTATTCAAAATCTATAGGTGTATCTACTGTAATAGCGTTAACATTTATAGATAATATAGTAGCATAATAAAACTTATCAGAAACACTATCTACTAACCTTATATGATGACCTACTACAAACCCTGTTGCATCTGTTACGTTTATAATTCTATCTTCTATAGCTGTTTGTATTGCTAAAGTAGTTCTAGCAACCTCTAGAGCCATAGGTAATATAATTACTGCTGTATGTTGATCTTGAATTTTAACATCTAAAACTCCAGGAGCACCTGTATTATTCTGAAGCCAATCTAATAATGTTGGTAAATCAGACCAAGCAACCTCATCAGCATCTACTAATTCACTAAATTGATATGTTACATCTTGTGAGCTATCATCAATATATTTTAACTGTATAGTGTTGCTATAGTCTTTATACCTAACTCTGTCTTGTGGAAATTCCACAGTTTCAAGGGTTATAGTATCAGTTATTATTAAGTAATTTCTTATGACTTCTAATTTTTTCGCCATCTTTTATATATTTTTTTAGTTTTATTACGTTTTCTTTCTTAGGCTTATATTGTTTTTTATCTATCATAAATACCATCCACCAGTATAGTTAACAGTCCTATCTGGGTTTATTTCGTTATCTGTATTTGTTGAATACTCAGGATATAAAGTACTATTATTACATAAATAATCTACTAATCTTTGAGTGTAGTACTGTGCAAAATCTCTTTCTTTCTGTACTAAATAATCTACTTCTGATTTATCTACACTAATACTATTTTCTAATGAGTGTTTAAAAATTCCACCATTCCCAACAGTATAAGCTGCAAAAGGTAAATATTCAGCTCCAGCAAAATGTATTAAAGCATCTTGTATATAATCGTTAATTAAAGTAATCTCATTAGCTGTTAAATCGTTAGCTAATATACCAGCTTGTAAACGTTTATATAAATCAGTACCTAAATAATTTTGTATGTGTATTTCCTGAGCTATTTTAATATAGTTCATGAACTTATCAGTATCTATATTACCATCTAATATAGTATTTCTCTTTAAATCTTCTGCTTTTATGAATAATGCTACTGCCATATCTTATTTGTTTACAAATCCTTTATTAGGCATATTAACTGGTGCTACACTTACCTTACTATCGTTTTCAGGTGCTCTAAAACCTTCTTGCCTTGCTTTAGTAGTACTTATTGTTGGAGCTAACGGTGATTTGATGTCTATTTTGGTATCTGTACGCTGTACATAAGTCTTTCTAAACCATTTATGATGACAACCCCCACCACCTTTATATAACCAAATAGAATAGTTATTAGCACCTCCTAATCCCCAACCTGGATTAACTGATTGATTTTCCATTGCTATAATATCTTCTTTACGGTATATTTTAGAAGCTGTAACCATTCTTTTACAAAAATCTCTACTGTTTTCTCCTGCTGCTAATGGTGCGTATTGATAACGAACTTTAAATTTAACACCTTGTGAATTTTCACCGTCTTGTTCACTCTTTGCGTTAGGTCTAGCAGTTCCAGTTGTTACGAAATTATATACTTTAGATAAAAAAGATTCTTTAGGTTGATTTAAACTATTTAATTCATCTATTAAACCATCTAAATAACTTTCGTTTTTATAATCTACTTCACTAGAATCTATTAACTCCCAATTTTCTAAATCTTCATCTTCACCTAAACCTATTAATGCGTTGGCTATTAAACTATCGTCTTGATGTGCTGACAGTTCTGTATTTTCATTATCTACAACTGTTTCTGCATCTTCAGTAGTTTCTTCTGTTGTTTCTGTAACCTCTTTAGTTACCTCTTCATCATCCATAAAAGGATTTAATGATATAAACTCTAAATCTCTTTCAATACCGTTAAATTTATCTAATTTAGTAAAGGCTTGTATTAATAATTTTCTAAAAGGTTTAATTACTAATGTTTCAAATAATACAGATGCAACTTTTAACTCATCTGCGTTTGATCCGAATCCAGTACTTGTAGATAAACCTAAAAGTAACGGACTTGTAACCCTATGAGATACTAATATTTTCTTCATTGATTCATCTGAAAGAAATTGATATTGTTCGGCTGCATCAGATAAAGGAACTGCATCAATAGTAGCAGCAGCGTCTTTATTATCATTAAATGAAAGTATAAATCTTCCAGCATTAGAACTACCTCCGTATTTTTTTATTATCTTTTGTTCTATTTTCTTTTGCTTCTCTTCATCTGGCACTCCATTATTCATATTTATTAACATACTAGGTGTTAAACCGTTTTGTATGTTGTTTACATGATAATTACCTATTTCTTCTTCTAATTCAGCGTATTGTAATCCTCCTTGATAATCTACAGTACTATAATAAAATAAACCGCTATTATAAGGTTTTATATATAGTATTTCTATACCTCCTTTTTCTTTTGATTCAAATGTAGGTATTCTCTCTAAATCTGATATACTACGCACCTTACTCCAATCTTTAGAGTGGTAATAAGCGTTTATAACACCTTTTTCATCTGCTTTCTCTGCTGCTAAACTTTCAACTGGTATATGTGAGCCTTTTACAGACTTTCTGCCGCCGAAATATTGTAGCTGTATAGCACTTTGCCCCATTGATTTTAGATCATTCTCTAATCTTTGTATATCAGCTTCAGGTATAATATTATAAAAATCTTCTTCATTTAATCCTTCGCCATGAATTAAATCAATAATAGACTTAATAACAGCTCCATTTGTTGCGCTGCCTCTACTTCTATCAATTAGATATTGAAAGTAGTTGTTTTTTTCACCATAAGTAACATATTTTCTACTAGGCACTTCTTTTATCTCTGGCTGTACGTAATTACTTAAATTAACTATACTAATTCTACTTTCTTTATCACTCATAAATCACGTATGTATTATCTTTACTTGTATCTTCTGTAAATTTACCATCATTCATACTAAAAGTATCTATATCTTGGTTTGTACAGAAAATTCT